TTGTAGGCCAGCAGAGCCCCCACACCTATCTCGATGGTCTTTATAAGGCCTTCAAGAGCCTGCTGATCTATACCGAGCTGTTCAGCTATAGCACCGGTCATCTGGTCGTCCAGCTCGCCGAGAGCGTCTATCATGTTGCGGGACATACGGATGACATTATCCGCAAAGTCACCCGCCGACTCTGCCAGACCGTCTATAGCCTGCTGAGTGTCTCTGCCGGTGGTGATGTCGCCCAGCAAATTCTTTGCCGCAGCTTTCATGCTTGCGAACGAGCCGGAGAATGTAGTCGCCGCTTCCTTTGCAGTAGTTTCGGTGACATCAAGGTCTTCCTGGATAGTGTGTATAGCTTCGATGATATCCGAATAGCTGGATATATCGAACTCCTTGTCCGCGAGAGCTTCGGCATCTTTGAGCAGGCGCTGCATCTCTTCCTTAGTGCCGCCGTAGCCCAGCTTTAAGTTGTCCAGCATGGTGTAATTCTGCTTTGCAAAGCCTGCATAGGCGTTGTTCACAGACTCGATATCACTGCCGAACTTGTTGACATTGTCGCTCATGTCCACGATAGCCATGTCGGCGTATTCCGCAGCCGCAGCGGTGTCACCGCCCAGGCTCTTTATCAGAGTGGCAGAAAAGCCGGTGACCGTCTCCATGTAGTCGTTGGCGGAGCGTCCTGCCGTCTTGTAGGCTTTGTCGGCATTCTGTATGACGTTATCCGCATTCTCCTTGAACATAGTCTCCACGCCGCCCAGAGACTGCTCCAGCGCCGCACCTTCCATGAAGCTGTCAGCCACTACCTTGCCGATAGCCGCTGTACGGATTATAGCTCTTACCTTCTCGACCAGCTTGTTTCCGAGACTGCCGCCGGCGTTTTCTCCGGCGTTACCCATCTCATCGTCAAGCAGCTGCCCCATACGTCCTTTCATGCCTTCCATGGAGGGGATTATCTGGACATACGCCTTGGCAAGTTCCGTTCCGTTGTTTTCAGCCATTTATCTCACCTCTCTTTATCCTTTGAAGCATCTCCTCAAAGTCCTCGCCGCTGTCAAAGCTCATGACGTTGCCGGTGTCCTCTTCCACGAGCCCCATGCACTTTGCATAAAGGCTCTCGGGATAGTTCTCACCCTTTGCACCGTCGCGGGTCTTAGCCCACCTGAGCCAGTTGACACGGTCATATAATAATAAAAGCAGCTCGCCTGCCGGCGGATAATATCTGCCTGTAAGCTGCTGCTTTATACGTGAATCTTCCCTCAGCCCGCACGCCAGAGCTGCCACCCGGTAAGGCGGCAGCGATCTGTAGTCATACACATGATACGTCTCCGCAAGGTCGCAGACAAGTGCGTCCTCGTCGGTGGTCACCATGCGGGCGAGGATCAGGAGTTTTTTCCCGAAGGGGTGAGCTTTATAAGCTCGAACAGCTCTTCGGTCATTTTCTCAACTGATGCTCTGCCGTTATCTCCACGGCAGTGGTCTTTCAGCCTTTCCAGATCCTTGTCTGACAGCACGCAGTGTGCCAGCTGCACCTGTGCAGTGATCTTGCCTGCTGCTGCCGCTGCCAGTCCTTCAAAGTATTCCCAGTCCTCATGGAAGCTCTCATCTATTTCCGCTTCAAAACCTGTAGATGTTTTCACCTTTGCCATAAACTACCTCCTGTAATATCAAGTGCTTGCAGCTGTTACTATAACGGTGCAGGTATCAGTGTAGGTCACGCCGTCAACGGTGATGGAAGCGGTAATGACGGTATTGCCTGCACCCTCACCGGATACTACTCCGTCAGCCACGTCAGCGATCTCGCTGTTGCCGGTAGTCCAGGTAACAGTCTCGCCGTCAGGGGTAGTCACAGCGGTAAGACTTGCGGTGTCGTCCTTTTCAAGAGAAAGAACGTGCTCAGAAAGCAGTACAGAGGGGGTCTCTGCTACGCTGCCGTCCTTGTAGTACTCTATTGCAGTATCGCCGCCAAGGGCTTCATCTGCCATCGCTCTGATGGTGATACCGTACTTGATGATATCATTGTCGGTGTCATTTACCTCTGCGATAGAGGTCACGCCTGCTCTGGCGATTACGGTACGCTTGAGAACTCCGCCACGGAGTATCTCCTCAAAGACATAAGCGTGCTCTTCCAGCTCTGCGGAATTGACCCTGACGGTCATGCCGGTTGCCGCTGTGCCGGAAACGTTGCTGTCACCGTTCACAAGCTTCTGCACCTCAGGATTGAGAGCTTCTGCCGCCTCGAAGGTGTACTGTTGGCTCTTGTCGGTCTGGGGATTTGCGATAGTATCTCCGCCCCATGCCTTGATGGGGTTGGTGGAAAGGTTGATCGCTCTCTTGAGACCCGCATCGCTCATATATCCGAGAGATACGAAAGCAGGGTCAAGAGTAGATGTCGCACTCGTCGGGAGCGGTGTCCCGATAGGTGCCTTATAGATCGCACCGCCTACCTTAGGCTTGGCTGCGGATACGTTAGCTACTGTCTGTGCCATATATTATCACTCCTCATAGTATGTTACGTAAAACACCGCCTGATAGCGGTATCTGTGTGTGTTGGGGTCTGTGAAATTGTAATCGCCGCCGCATTTGCAGCGGGTGACGTTTTGCAGGGACGTTATCTGCTCCATCTGCGCCTTGACACGCTTGCAGAGCTGTCCCGCCTTGAGCATAGTGTCGGAATAGCTCTGCACCGCGAGGGTGGCTCTGCCTATATGCTCTCCGTCGGAAGACCCCGTCTTTTCAACGATGATATATTCGGCGGGCGGATTGATAGGTTCTTCAAGATATGAAGGGATATTCAGCGTGCTTTTCAGATACGCCCGAACTATATTCTCTATCATTTCCCCACCGCCTTCAATATCGTATTATTTTCAAGATTATCCCGCCGTGCGGCATTGGTCTCGGCTTCCACTATGGCTATCTCACGGGAAGGCATCAGCTTTGCTTTTGCCTCGTAGCCCTCGCCACATTTCATGGCGATGCCCTCCGCTTTGCTCATGAGCATATCCTTCGTTTCCTTGGAGCGCAGCAGCTTGCGGATATTGCCGCTGTTCAGATCTATCCTCACTTTACTGCTCATAGCTTTCCACCTTGACATTCATGCCCCATTGCAGCGGAATATTCGCCTGTGTCCCACGCATAGGCTCTCCGATAGTACGGAAAGTCATCCCCCAGAAGCTGACGGTGGTATCCTTCCAGATATGAGTGTCGCCTTTGGGTATGCCCAGAACGTAGGCTATCTTCCTGCCGCTGAGGTTCAGTTCGTTCACCACTTCTTCTGTGGTGGGCTGTCCTATCAGTACATTATCCACCTGCACCGCCGTCTCTTTCCAGACTGGGCGGTCGGCGTCGTCAAGACCGTTCTGCTCCCTTACGGTGAGGGTCACGGTCTCGCCTTTAAGCATCTGTACCAAGGTTATACACCTCCATAGCGCCATAACGCTGCCGCAAGAGCCCCAGCTGTTTCAGCTCGTTCTTCAGATAATAGAGCGACTGACCGGCATTGAGATAGGTCATGCTCGCCGAATACCCGAGACCCGACTGTGAAGCCTGCACCGCTGCGGGCGTACTGTCGGAGGCGTTGAAGACCCGGATAACGGCAGATACCACAAGTCCACGTGTGATGAGAGAAATGTCGTCGTTTTCTGCTATCATGCCGTCCAGATCATAGCCCCGCTTGCCAGCTTCCATACGCAGCAGCGCAGAAGCCTCTTCAAGCAGAGCGGGAGCTCTGTCTGTCTCAGTGGGTGTCAGAGGCCGTCCGTATGTCGCAAGGTCCGCGACTGTTGCGTATACTGCTCCCATACCTCTATCAAGCCTTGATGTCAGCAGCGGTCAGTGTCACATAGCCTACCGCTACCGCCTTGCCGTTGCTATCGAACTCTACCACCTCGATGATGTCGCCGACAGAGCAGCTCGAAATGACCTTTGCGGTGCCGCTGGTCATGGAAGTGCCGCTGTATGCAGAAGAAGTAGTGCCGTATGCGCAGAAGTCGGCGGGGTTCTTCTTGTAGGCGAGGGTGTCGTTCTCGGTGAGAACGGTCGCGGTCACCTTGGTGTCGCCTGCGTTGGAAGTGCCTACTGTGGTGGTGAGTGCGAGATAGTCGGGAGTGTACACCGCTCTGATAGCTACGCTGCGGAGCACCTTGTGGTCGTAGACGTTACGTCCCTGAACTGCGCAGGCACCAATATACTTGCCGGAGCCGTCGAGATCCTGTATCTTGACGGGCACCGAGAACTCGTCCACACGGGTGGCGAACTTGGGGTGACCTGCCAGCATAGCCAGGTTTGCGGTGTCGTCGTTCCACTCGATGACCAGGAATCCTGCAATCTGACCGACTGCGCCCGCCTGCTTCACCTCGTCGCCGAGAGAAGATGCGGCAATGAACTCGGGGGACTTGAGTATCAGAGCCATAGTATCGGGGGTCACCAGCAGGTATCTGCCGTCCTTGGGGATCTTCGCCTTATTCATGGCAGTTCTTACGTCAACGATGTTGGCGTATATGTTGTCCTTGCTGAGTATTGCAATGCTCATAGGAGTAGCGCCTGCGATCAGCACGTTGCCGCCGTCGGTGTCGATCTGAGCCGCCAGGCTGTATCCTGCGCTATCGAGTCGGTCTGCCACCAGATTGTCGGGAACAGACTCGGCATCATAGCCGTCGATGATCTCGTTCACCGCCTTGTCCTTGGTTATGGGCAGAGTCACATATGTGGTGCCGCCGGTGGAAGCGGTGATGCCGTTTGCCTTGTCATAGTCGGATACCTGCACCTCCGTGTCACGGCAGGGTATCTTTACAGCGCCCGCAGTAGGGTCGCCTTCGTAATCGTTGTTGAATACTACGCCGTCCTTGAGGACGAGCTCCTTTCTGAGCTTTGCGAGTACAAGCTTGGAATATCTTTCCTGAAGTGTGTGTGCCATAGTTTACCTTTCCTTTCTTGATGTTTTCAGATCGGGATTTTTACTATAGAAAGCCTTTTCAACACCGCTGAGAGTGTCGCCGCCCTCGCTATCGAACATGGGCTGAGTACGACCTGACTTGAAGAACTTTGCGAGCTTTTCGGCATCGGCTTTGTATTCATCTTCGCTGCTGCCGCTCAGTCTGCCGGCAAGCTCTTCGGGTATGCCGTACTCCCGGGCGATCTTCGACTTTGCCGCAGCTATTTCAAATGCGGTGTTCTTAGCCGTAAGATCAGCGATGGAAGTGTCCTTTTCTCCCAGCTGCTTTTTCAGGTTCTCTATCTCGCTTTCAAGGCCTGCCGTCTTTTCCGACAGTTCCTTGGGCGATAGGAATCCCTCGTACTTCTTTGCCACCTCTGCGGTGACGTTCTTGGTGTTGCGGGCGAGCCTGTCCTTTATCACGTTGTCAAGCTCTTCCTGCGTTTCGATTGCCTTAAATTCTGACATATTCGTTTCCTACCTTTCCCCGTAGTTGGGTATTTATGTTAATACGCTTGTGCGTTTAACAGCTTATTCTTTGCTTTTTCCGTTCGGTCTTGGTGGTAGCACATATCCAGTAAGCAAGCACTGCCGCATCAAGCAGGCTGACATCGGCACCCTCCAGTATGGAAGAATATCCGAATCCGCCGTTTGTGCCTATCGCCCGGTGTTCACAGTTGGCTGCGATCTGCTCCAGTGCAGGCTGGTCGGAGTGCCTTATAGTCTGCTTTGAGATGGCCAGCTCGAACATGGAATTGGCTTCTATCACTTCTGCCACCTTTGGCAGCAGCGGCTTGTGCTTTATCCCCTCGTCTTTCATAGCTTCCTTGAGCATCGTCTGACCGCTTGCGCCGTCGATAGCGACACCCCGCAGATGAGGATTTTTCAGATATTGCAGCAGCCAGTCTATACCGTCACGCATCGGACGGCAGTCAATCCCCTCAACGAAGATATTACCGTCAGGGAGTTCCACAGCAGCCACCAGAGAGACGTTGGGCAGCGACTTGGCAAACTTTATGCCAAAGAATATACGCGGCTCAGAGGACAGCTGAGGGCGTTCTGCAATAAGCCCACGCCATTCCTCTCGACTGATGGCGGATTTCAGGTTGTATTCTACCCACAGCCCAAGACGCTGGATATTATAGTCCAGTGCGTCGCGGCGGTTCTCGCCCCTTACGGAGCGCTCTGTGAGTATCAGTCCCAGTGACGGGTTGCACTCATACCATAGGTCAACATCCTCGACGTCCGACTGCTTCGGAACGCCCCATTCCGCCCAGCCACAATCCTGCGTATTGCCGGACAGTACATCACGGCGGTAATTCTTGAACACCGTGCCTGCAGATACCGCCGTAGTCGGAGTCCCACACAAAAGTGTCTGGGGGTTCGGCGAGTCGGTAACTACATACTGGAGGGCCGTTTCCTGGTCTGCCGTGTACTCCTGAGCCTCGTCTATGAGCAATACGTCATAGCCCTCGCCCAGACCGCCGGTATTGGTTCGGGTACGGAAATTCACATACCCGCTGCCACGGAGCCACTCAATGTGTTCCTGGCCTTTGGAACGGTTGACTTTATAGTCGTCGTTCTCGGTGAATCCCTGCTCCGAAAGCAGCCTGAGCACTTTCTGAAAGCTGGCCGTCGCCGTACTGGTGCGGTGGGCGGTATACAGCACCCTTTCATCATGCTTCAAGCCGTGATCGGCTCGCATGATGAGCAGCTCCGACTTGCCGTTTCGGCGAGGTATAGACCAGCCGAACTTGATATGCCGCCAGAGACCGTCTTCATCTACCGCCATGATATCGTATATCATAGCCCGCTGCCATTCCATCGACTTATGCTTTGACTGATCGTAGAATGCCACAGCTTCGCCGCCCTTTGTCTCTTCATAGGGCAGCACCACCGAACGGGTAGGAAACTGTCTGCCGATTCGTTTCTCGTCCGACATACAGCTTCTCCTTTCCCCTTATAGGTATAAAAAGTCCTCAAAACTCTCGGGGAGGAGGTTTTGAGGTGGGGGTGATCTCTTTCATTTATGCTCCTTTCGGGTATAATAAAAGCACCTGCCGAAGCGGGTGCGATTATTCGTAAAGATTAAACAAGGTCAATTTTCTCAACTTCACTTCTGACCTTCAAAGCATACAGATAATCACGCATGATACTGAGCTGGTCTTTAAGCAAAGCGATCGAGCAGTCAGGATTGAAGCCCAGAGTGCCCGCATCATATTTCACAAGCATCTTCTCTAACTTATATATCCT